CCCACTACTTGGTGAATCGGAACGGAATATCCGGAAAGGTTTTGTGGAGCAGAGTTTTGAGAAACTGCCTGAACCTTTTAAGACACAACTTTTAGATGAGTTCAATAAACGGAAGCAGGAATTGCTAGTTTGGTTCGTGCAGGAGATTCAGAAAGCCCAGGAGTTAGCGAAGGCGGTGACGCAATGAACCGAAAGAGAGTAGACTATTCATTCATTGAGGGAGGTCAAGACAGAGAAAGTATTGTTCCTCCAGCATTAGTCAATGATCTCAGGAACTCGTGGAGTAAGGATACTGCCTATCCAAAGTGTGCTGATCAGTGGAATAAATGTAATCCATCTCTCGGTCAGTGTGCAGTGACGGCGCTTGTCGTTCAGGATCGCCTGGGCGGAATCATTAAGTTCAATCGTTACAACAATCACTTCTTCAATGAGATCAGAGGGAAGGTGGTCGATCTGGCGTTCGACCAGTTCCTTCGGCAGGGAGTTGAGATTGATTTTAGCGATGCTACGGAAGTCACTCGTGATTGGATCCTTCATGGTGAGGGCAGTGAACGAAGCAGAACCTGGGAGCGATACATTCGTCTGACTATCTCAGTGAAGATGCAGAAAGAAAAGAAGTAGATGGAACTCGATCTCTTGAAGATAGTTGAGTCAGTGAATCGTAACTCACTATCCCTTGACACAATAGATTTGGATATGGCTTCGATCTACCGAGAAGGAAGACCACCCGTAGACATTGAGCGGTTCCTTGAGGACGATTACTTCATGGGCAAGGTAGCGAAGGATCTCTATCCAGACAACAGACCGGACCTGATAGACATCTTCAATCCCAACAAGACATATATCGAAGTGATCCTTACTGGGGCAACCAGTATCGGCAAGACGTTCATGGCCGCGTTGGGAATGTGTTACATGGTCTATAAGATAGGATCTTTCAATTCTCCTCATCGGTGGTTGGGTGGGTCAGAGGCTTCCCCCATTGTCCTGATCAACATGTCCGTGAATGCTCAGAAAGCACGCGAAGTTATTTTCACGAGAGTTAAAACGATGGTTGACATGTCTCCGTACTTTCGTGAAAGATTTCCACGGGACCTCCGGTTGGGTGACACTTTGGTTTGGCGAACCTCTCGTGATCAAGGGGACCTCAAGAACCGAACGGGCTCGCAGATCATGTTCAAGCCTGGTACAGGAGATTCGTTGTCAGCCTTGGGCGACGATATCTACGCTGGGATAGGTGACGAACTAAACTTCTTCCGGGTGATTGAAAAATCTAAGCGCACCTATGGTGAATCCTTTGATCCTGCCCAACGTTTATACGATGTTATCTCACGAAGAATGAAGGGCCGGTTTTCGGCTGGGGGCTTGCCTCTGGGGAAGTTCTTCCTCCTATCGTCTGCTCAGTATCCGGACGACTTCATTGAACGCAGAATAGCCGAAGCAGAGGCATCTGGTGAACTAGGGACGACAGTCAAAGTCATCCGAAAGTCAATTTGGGAAGCAAAGAAGGGACATTACGTTCAGGGTAGTGAAGTATATAGTGGCAAATCTTTCCGAGTGGAGGTGGGTTCCTCTCGTCGGGGTTCACGCCTCTTGGATTCCTATATAAAGAAAACGGGAGAGGTGATCAGCAAAGAGTTGACTGACATGGAAGGCAAGATCATCAATCCGCCCGTTGAGTTTTGGGATGACTTTGTCCGGGATGTTGAAGGAGCTGTCCGAGACTTCGGTGGTGAAGTAACTCGGGCAATCTCGCCTTTCTTCCAGGATACTGATGTGATCTGGGCCGCCTGTGATCCGACTGGTGTGATCAATCATCCTTGGACAGTCGAACAAACCACACTTGAGGATGGATCGGAGTTGATGTTGGACAAAGTATTCCTCTATGATGAAAAGGAAAAGAGGAAACGACCGCGACGACATCCCAACAAACCCCGCTATGCTCACATCGACTCATCGAAGTCAGGGGATTCAACAGGATTGGTTGTGGTGCATCTGTCGGGATGGAAGAACGTGATGCATGCTGGACGACAGATTGAAGAGCCGATGTTTGAGGTTGATCTGACTTTGAGAATCAATCCCCCCTATGGTGGTGAGATCCGATTCAAGAAAGTTCGTGAGATCCTTTATCTTCTGCGGAACAATGGAATGGGATTCGGCCGAGTGACCTATGACTCCTGGAACTCAACTGAGGCAATTCAGGAATTGAACTCAAAGGGATTCCGAGCTGAGGAACTCTCGGTTGATCGGGACATTGCTCCGTACCAGTACCTGAAGGATTGCTTCTTTGACTCACGAATCATTATCTATCATTACGAACATTTGATCACCGAACTTTCCCGTCTGGAGAAAAAGGGAGATAAGGTTGATCATCCTGCCAATGGATCAAAGGATGTTTCCGATGCCCTCGCTGGTGCGGTATGGGGATGCTACATGAACTCCTCAACTCTATCGGATGCTGAGCAAGAGGCCAGGCTTCCTCAATCCGGCGGTCATCAGAATCCTTTGAGGAATGAAAAGGCAGAACGCATGAAAGTAGAGAAGTCAAATATGGAAGAGGATCTTAGGCACTTCATGGGTGGAAGCAAGATCATAAGGAGATAGAGATGCGAGACATCATTGTTTGGGTACTTATCATCTTGACACTGGCTCTGGTCGGTTGGTTTTGGGTAAAGCCAACACTGGTACCTTCAACTCCACAATTCGCTGAGATGTATAAACTCTCAAAGGCTCTTCCTGAGTATGTTCTTCCACCTGAGCATTACACTCCAGCTACCCCACCTCCTCCGTCAACATTCTATGAAAAGTTAAAGACGGAGTTAGTAGAGTGGGGGAAGATCCTGGGGCCGTTCAGTCCCTTCGTTACGATCATCCTTACATTTGCGGTTAAACGAAGGAAGAGGAGATAGATGATGGAATGGCGATTCTTTCCCTTTGGTAAGTACCGAGAGGCCCGAGCCTGGGTACGAGAGGGAAACATTGCTGTCTATCCCAACACGGTGCAATATAAAGGCAAAGAAACGATGCACTTGATGATCGGTGGGCTTTCGTTGACCCAGTTGGGTCAAGTGATGCGGGAACTCGGTCTTAAAACTGAGTGGTTACATCATAAGCATTACCAACCCCACTTTGATCTGTTTGGAATACCATTGAAAAAGGCACTGAGTAAGTGTGGAGTGAAACCATGAGAAAAGTAAGAGTCTTTATAGCAGGGCCTATCACCCCAACCGGACGGGTAACGCCTTCCTCAAACGTTGGGCAGAATCAGGTAGCCGAATATCTGGACAATGTTCGGCAAGGAATAGATGCGGCGACCAAACTAATCACCAAGGGGTTTGCCGCCTATTGCCCTTTTGTGGACTTTATGTACTTTATTGCACGGGCACCAGAGGAGATGTTATTAACGGGTGCCACTATGCAATCGGCTGACCTAGCATGGTTGGAAGTTGCTGACGCCTTGTTGGTGTTACCAGGATGGGAAACGTCCTCGGGAGTAAAAGGAGAACTGGCTCGAGCAAAAGAACTCGGGATACCAGTGTGTTATTCAATAGCTGAACTCATCGCATACTTTGGTGATTCGGCATTGATAGATGGAGAAAGAAATGGCCGAAGATAAATTCGTAGACACAGTAAGGAAGGGACTTTCCCGTTTCTTTTTCGGTCCCACTGATCCCAAGTTCTCGACGGAGTTTCGTCCGGATGCCGGACTTGGTTTTTCCTCTTTGATGAGGTCCTGGCGTGATCAGTATTCGGAGTTGATGGGAATATCAGGTTCCCGTTCGGACAAGTATGACCAGTACAACTACCTGGATAAGAACCTGGCCGAAGCGGCCGCGTCCCTCAATGTCTACGCTGACAATGTGGTCTCCGGGACAGTTGGTGGTGAGGATAGTTACTATGTCATGATTGATGAAGATGAGCCCAACATTGAGGAGTTGGAAGAGATCACTGAAGATGCTGAAGATCGTACCTTGATCAAAGACATGATCTGGAGTATTGCCAGGGCCCTGAACCGAGATGGTGATGTCTTTGGTGAAGTGGTCATCGGCAAGGATCCTGGTGAAGAGTTACGGTTGGAAAAACTGAAGATGCTTCCGACGAAGGAGATGATTGCCGTTGTTGATGAACGAGGCGCCTTTAAAGATCCCAAGATGCCTTATGCTCAGATAGTAGCGGGAACAACCCAGCCGATTCCTTTTGACTGGTGGAGGATCATTCACTTTAAGGTCGGTAACGATATCTACGGAGTTGACAATTCGTTGTTTGCCAATGCGGCCCTTCGGATAGGGCGACAGTTGATCTGGGTTGATGAGGCGTTGGTCTTAGCCCGCCTGAGTCGTGCATGGCAACGGTTTGCCTATTTCGTTGACACAGGGAAGTTAGGCCCTGATGAGGCCCTGACTTTCGTTGAGAAGTTCATGGCACGCCTGCGGACTCAGCGGACAATTTCTAATAAAACAACCGGACAAACCACGATCATGGACGCCCCATTGCTTCCGGATGAGGACGTGGGCATTCCGGTGGGTGACGGATCTAAGGCTGATGTTCGGCCACTATCTGGTGATACAAATATAGGAAATATCAAGGACGTTGAGTATCTGCAGACAAAGTTCCTGATGGCCACCACCACACCGAAGGCGTATGTCTCGCTGGAGGAGGGCGTCAATGCCAAGGCCACTCTTGGTCAGATTGACATTCAGTTCGCTCGTCAGGTCCGTCGGCGCCAGCAGTCACTCATTCCTGGACTTCGTCAATTCTATAAGCTGGTTTTTATTCTATCTGGTAAGGATCCTGATGCCTTCAAGTGGGAGATAGTATTCCCCGAACTCGCCACCACGGATGAGATGATCAAGTGGGAGATCCTGAGCATTAAGGCAACTATCGCAAAGACGTTGGCAGTTGATGTTGGGGTTGTCAATAACCTGTACATCATGAAGGAACTACTGGGATTCGATGACGATGAGATTCAGAAGTATGCCGCCATGACGGATGGTGATGATGATGGTAGTGATGGTGATGTGGGCACCGGAGCAGTTCAGATTCCCCCCCAGTTAGCCGCCTTGGTTCGGAAAGACCCGGAAGTTCGAGCTATGCTTCATGACTTGAAGGATCTAGTCGCCGCACGTGCTATGCGGGACACACTCACCGCTGGAAAGAGGAAGGTTGGTATTGATCGTAAGGATACTTTGATCAAGAAGGATTAGGCCGATGTTTCTCAAACTAGAGAATATCAACTATATCATAAATCGACTCGAGGAGTCGGACAAAGCGATCAGTGGTGCAACCGCACGAGACCAACTCATGTGGGGGCAGACAACGATGTTTGCCAATCTGGGAATTGCCAACAAGGAACTGATGAAGAAGGGCATGGAACTTTACGCCCAGACGATGGCAACATTCAAGACAGATATGATGTCCCTGATCTCAGATTATCAGAGGGGATCGTTGGACTATGCCGGCGCCGTCGCAAAGTTCAAGTCGGTAACAAGTGGACATTACCAGACGCTGTTTAAGGCGGGTGCGGTTGCCATGGGCAATCCTTACTATGATGATCCTGCCATCGGTCTGACCAAGAGGGATCTGTCGTTCATTCAAAAGGCACGGAACTTTGAAGGAAAGTTTCTTCGGAAGTTCCTGTTAGATATCAAGAATCCAGACTTCAAACCACGGTATGACTTTCAGACACGAGCTGGGTTCTATGCGGATTCGGGCAAGGCACAATTCTTCAACGGAATGGTCAACGGGGCAGGAGACAATGTCGAGATTCACTGGGTGATGTCAGAGGCGGTTGAGGAACATTGTGATATCTGCCCAATCCTGGCCTCGAAGGTTTATACCTGGAAAACTTTGCCCACCACTCCCCGGGCGGGTGATACTCCTTGTCTATTCAATTGTAAGTGTGAACTCGAGATCGTCCCGAAGCAAGCCTCGGCGCCCACCGGGCAGAGTTTCAATCCATATACTCCAGGCTCAGGCACTCCGAAGGCGATGGAAGTACCTGGTCGATGGGCTCAGGTGACACGCGGTGGTGAAACGATGGTCGGGCAGTTATCAAAGGATATTGAGGACCTGTACCAGCAGATGTACAAGGCTCGGCAGATGATCACAGTGACCCATGGAACGCCTGAAGCGAAGGAGTGGATTGCTTTACGTCGTGATCTCAATGCCCAGATCATTCAGAAGGCCGGATCGGCGAAAGTTCGAGTCACCCCTACAGTATCCGTCTTTCAACTGCAGAAGGCTTTGGAGACTGCAGTAGGCAAGAGTACCGGTAATCTTTTATCATTGGGAAACTTGGAGAATGAGATGGAGGTTGTTCTTCTTCGTGGTAATGTGTGGACAGTAGGAATGATAAAACTACAAGGTGCTAAGGCAACTGTGGTTACAGCTAAGGGAACCTCCTTTGTGGTAGATAATCGTATCGACATTCTTTACAAGGTACGGGGACGATTGGATCCCAATGAAGGTGAGCAGGCCATCTTAACTAGGATGACAAAAGGAACTGGATTGACTGATGCCAAACCAGTCGGTGATGAGGCCCTGACGATACAGAAATTTCTAAACAAACAGAAGGCGTTTGAGAAGCCAGTTTACCGAGTTATCTGGCTAGAAACGGAAGCTGATGCTACAAAGTTTTTTGAACGGTACTTGGATCCGAATGGCCCAAAGGAACCAATTTCTATTCCTGCTTTGTCATCTTGGTCAGTAGACCCAACTAGAGTTTATGCGTATGGCAAAGGGGGATATACCACAGTTCGTTTTTCGATGACTGGGACAAGTCAGGGACAGAAAAAATTTGTTGATATTTCTAGATGGTCCGTTTACCCCCAAGAGCAGGAAGTTCGAAATCTTTCTTCTTTCTCTGTTCCGATTGTGAAATCTTCGTATAATCCTGCCTTGGGATGGCAGATTGATTTAGGAGTTTAAGAATGAGTGGAACTATCTTCACTTTAAGTCCAAAGACAAAGCGCCTCCTGTTGAAGTCAATCTTCTTTGACCATCAGGAATTGTTGGATGTCTATCTGAAGTTTTACCAGGATGCACGTTCTAAGAATTCGGCAATTCCCCATGAAGTTGCCATGATCAAGTTTAGGGAACTCTATGATGAGACACCTACTGGTTGGGTGAAGAAATGAAACAAGGTCGTCCAGTCAGAAGGTTTTGGGATCCCATCTTGGGTGGTGAACGAAAGTACCTGCGGATGTGTGCCCACTGTTCGGGCGAATGTAAAGTATCCATTCCTTATGATCAAAAGGAAGAGAACCTGAAAGGTTCAGTACAATGTGAACGGACGGGTTTTCAGTATACTCCTGGGTTGACCAATTCCCCTGAGAAAAAACTTGATTCTTTGGGGGCGTTTGCCTTATAATAAGTGTAGAGGTTGCGATGCGATATTTCTTTGATGAACCAGTAGTGGTAATGACAAAGAAATCTCTCTACGATATCTACTTGGAAATGGAAGAGGCGAAGGCGGAGTGGTATCAGAAGGCCTTCGAACTTTTCCATGTGCCTTTCGTCACCGATGTTTATATGCCCCCAGTCACCTTCATGTTGGCCTACTGCATTGATCGTGCACGAGGAACTATGGCCTGGGGTAACTGGTTGAGGATTCCTTTTAACTATCACGTCGGCCCCGATCTGAGGGATGATCAAGTTCTCCTGTCGGGTCCGATTGTGGACTTTGGTTGGGGACTCCTTGCAGGGACTACTCCGATCAAACCGCCGCGCTTCAAACTAATCGAGGAAGCCGTGTTGGAGAAGATTAATGAGATGCCACTTTTGCCGCCCGTATCGTAAAGCATGTAAAACCTCCTTGAAAACCTATCCCGCCGCGGCCCATGGCATCCAGACAATCTGGCCCACCTTCAACACGGCTTCCGTTTTTATCTATGAGGAGTGAACATGGTCAAGCGTTTTCTTCAATGGATTTGGAAATGCCTGAGTATGGCACTAGATACTCCCGACGACGGATGTGGTTGGGGATGAAGGAGGAGTATAAGTGAGCAATGGTAAGTGGGTCTATCGTGTCACTATTCTTAACAACCAACATCTTGGACCAATGGGTCTTGAGGCGTCGGTGATCAGGACACGAGTGCATGAGACACACCGCTTAGCAATGGCCTGGGCGAAGGAACAGCAAGATATCCACTGCAGTCGATCGTATCGTTACTATGAGATCAGAGGCAGTGGTCTGACCGATCTGGGACCTATAGGCATTGAAGTCCAACGAGAAAGGATTCACCAGTGAAAGAAAAGAAAAGACCGCTGACTGATCGTCAGGCTGATCTTAAGGCTCGGATGGAACGACTGAGGAGTAAGAATTATCCAACTTCGGCCCAGTCGTCCTTCAAGAGTCTTGATCAGCAAGCACAGGAAGTGACTGAGAAGGTTGAAGTCGTCCTGACCTTCCCGGATCTTATGATGATCCTGACCGGAGCAATGTCTCCCTTCATCAATCAACTCAACCGTATGACCAAAGAGGTGGAGGAGTTGAAGGAGATCACTGTCCGGTATGCCGATGAAGTTCGTAAGTTAAGAAAGAAACACTGATGTATATAAACCCATTCTTACGTCGCGAATCTCCGAACCGCCGGGGAGTACGGAGTGGGTTATTCTGCCACGCATCTGCGGCCACTTCTCAGCAATGGGGAGATGGGTGTCGTGGTAATTATATTGTTGTGGCATCATCGCTGGGTGTGGTGAGCCAGGAGGTTTCCTGGTGCGGTAAAAGCCCAGAGGGGTCCGGACCTCAATGGGGGCCGCTTCCTTTCGGTCCTCACGTAGTCCGGATAGGTTCGGACCCCGTTTTTGATCACGATGGCTGGCCAGACGAAGGGGTTAGTCCCAAGGTAATGCCAGCTTTTAATATCTTACAAGGAGTATGAGATGAAAAGAAAGTTTGTGAATGGTGACAAAGTTTTCGTGACCATGGCCTACGATGGCAACACAGCGATTAAAGGCAAGGTGGGTACGATCTGCAATGACAAGGCTGACTATCATATGGATCGTAGTGACCATGCCATCTATGGGGTGAAGTTCAGAGTGAATGTTGGTGGACATGATTGTGGTAAAACTTGTACGGATGGGCATGGATGGAAAATTCCCACGACCCATCTTCAGTTTGCTTGATCATGCGGTACCAACTTAGAGAGCGAACCAAGATCGGGACAATACGATTAGTCTTCCGATTCGTTTGGTTCCCACGTAAACTCAATGGTGAATGGCGTTGGTTCGAATGGGCCTGGATCAAGCAGGAGTGGATTTCTGTTGACGCACCATTCATTCGTAGTGAGTATTGGGACTGGGTTGCCTGGGTTAACATGGGGGTTCCTGGGAATGAACTTCGCGTAGATGAATACTGATCGTGACTACCGAACTTGTGGTTGGGCAAAAGAAGGAACAACCTATTGTGCACTTCATAAAGGACCTGTGGATGAGGCACATTGTTACCACTGCGGTACCTGGGGAAAGTATTTCGTGAAACGTGCGGAGTTGAACAATGACAGTCGACGAGATGATCGAAGTTCTGAAGGATCAGATGGTCAAGGCAACGGGAGTTCCTGCTGAACGATTGATCCTGATCTCAAAGTGTCACGAGGCGGCAGTCTTGAAGTTGAAAAGTCAGAACGAACAAGGATACATATATGTCTGCGGTCTGTGTATGGAACCGATCTCAGCAATTGTATGTAAGATAGGGAGAGTGCATTGAACAAGATACTTATCGGGGCGTTATGTGCCTTTATGATCATAGCGGCTATTGTGGGGTACCAGTCAGGAGTGAAGTCGGGGGAGGCGAAGCAGGTCGCCGTGTTCAAGACTCTGTCTCCATTGTTTCTGACTGCACGGGCAGGGGGCGCGAATGACTTCACCGTCTATAAGGGCGCGAAGTATGAGATGCTTCGGGTCGTATTCAAGGATGGTGCGTGGTATCAGGTGACCTCTCTGCACCCGGTCAAGATCCGAACCTCTGCGGAAGACATCAACCAGACAGTGCGGGTAGTGTTTCTTCGTACGCTGGGCGATGTAACTCGGATCGTGCACAATCATTTTCTTAAGGAGGAATTGCCGCACTCCTTTACCGAAGGCAATCAGACATACGAGATAGTTGATGCTGACCCGTATGTCTTTTCCAAAGCTGACAAGGATGAACTTGCCAACCTCCGGGCTCTTGGGTTCACCGGGGAGTGGTGCATCTTCGTCGGTGGTAAGTTGATCAAGTATGAGGAGGAGAAATGAAAAAGATAGTGATTGATCCTGGGCATGGTGGAGTGGACTCTGGGGCGGTGAGTGATGATCTGCCTGGTGTCTATGAGAAGACGTTTGCGCTGGATATCTCAAGACGCCTGAAGTGCCTGTTGGAACTGACTGGAAGGTTTGAGATCCAACTAACTAGGATAGCGGATGCTTTTGTTTCGTTGGATGACCGGTGCAAGATCGCGAACGATTGGGGGGCAGACCTTTTTGTCTCCATCCATCACAACGCACGATTCGTTGAGCAACCGGGTATC